ATCAACCCTAACTGATTCTGTCGGCTCCTCTGGCAGATCTGGCATTCGACTCCAGCTCATGTTCTGATCTAGCGCCCATACGCGACCCGCGTCATCAAAGACAATTGGCCGACCCGCACTACTCACAACTGCTAATACCGGTTTAATCTTAGACATAGCTTCTCCTTAGTGCTTTTATTGTGTCTCCTAATACTGTATAATTATAGTCAACGTAAGTCACCTAAAAAAGTACGGAACTTGCAGTAGAAAGTCCGTACTTACCAGGTGGCTTTTGCCTTTCTAACACCCGAAAACATATTCGAGCGCTACACAGCTGCAAAGAAGTATACCGAGCAGCTCACTGAACCGTTCGACGAATTCCAACGTATCATGCGCAACCGTCCCTATGACGGTATCGACCCTGCATACCCGAAAACTACGGATGGAACGACAGCTTCTATCGTCAGAAAGACCCCGCGTCGTGTTATTCAACAGCTTCCCACAGGAGTTATTGAATCAGACGATGACGATGCCTGGCTGCCTCTTGTAGCCCAGTTTGTCTATTCCAACAAGATACTTCCGTACGCCAATGAGGACTACGATCTCGTACAGAAGTGCTGGAACGTTACAGAAGATGGCTTGGGTCTTGGTTATAAAGCAGTATTCACGCCATTCCTGAACCATGACGGCTATTTCTGTCCTGACATGACCGAAATCTACTGGGGTGATTTATTCTTCCAGCCTGGCAAGAAGAGTGGCTACGCCTGTAACTACGTCTTTGTTCGTGCCTGGTGGCAGAAAGAGGACATCGAAAGTCTTATTGATTCCCAGAAGGACGTCAAGGACAGTTCATGGGACATCGAAGCCCTTAAAGGTGTATTAAACGCCCTCATCGAGAAGGACGCTAAGGCTCGCACTGCTCACGAAACAGATCGTGGCGGTGAAACGACTGGTATCGAACTGGTCACCGGCTTCCAAAAGGGTCTTAAGGCTAAGTTCTACACTTTCAACCCCGATAAGAAACTTATTGTCCGCACCAAAGTCAATAAAGACCCACGCGGTAAGTATCCAATCGACTTCATGTACGGCGATACGGATGGCTCTAACCCATGCGGTAGGGGCATTGTTGAGCTAGTAGGTGGCTTGCAAAACCTGATCGACTCTGACATGCAGATGTACCAGTATAACCGCGCCTTAATGCTAGCCCCACCGGTCGTTAAGTATGGCAACATCCCGATGTCACAGGTCAAGCTCGTACCGAATGCTGTGATCGACGCCTCGACTGATCCGAATGCTAAGATCGTCCCACTCACCATTGATACGACTGCTGTAGTTAACTACCCAGCCCTCTACGGCTTGCAGAAGTCGCAGCTACTCAACCTCGTCAGCTCACCAGATACCTCTATTAGCGCAGATATCGGTAACCCAGGCTTTAGTAAGACACCGGCTGGTATCAACCAACAGAAGGCTAACATCTCAGTTGACGATAACTATGTCCGTAAGATGTTCGAGTCGTGGTTCGAGAACTGGAGTGAGACGGCTATTAATCTCTACTTTGCTGAGCGTAGCGGTAAAGACATCTTGCAACTTGACGACGATACAGCTGACAAACTTCGCAAGCTTGGTGCAGAAGGTAAGTTCGATCTTGAACTCCTGTCCGACGATAACCAGATCCTAATTGATTACGACACGGACACACCAGCCCTGAAGTTCCGCGTTGATGCTTCAACTTCCAAGATGAAGGATGACTCTGACCAGCTAGAGGCGCTATCTAACCTCTTAGCCGCTGTTGAGTCGGTACCGATGCTCGCTCAGCTCTTATCACAGTTCCCCGACAAGCTCATCGGGGCTTACAACAGCTTGGTATCTAACTCCGGTGTTGAAGACCCTGAGAAGTTGTCTATTAACGACGATGAAGTAAAGCAAATGCAAGTGCAACAGCAGCAGGCGCAAATGGCCCAACAGCAAGCTATGCAGGCCCAGCAACCACAAGGTGTGCCAGGTCAAGCCCCCCAGGAACAGGCACCAGCCTCACCACACGATGAACAGATCGTCCAGCATCTTAGGGCGCTTGGTTTCGACGATAATACCGCCGCACAAGCACTCGACATGTTAAACCAGGGCGCTTCCGATCAGCAAGTATTACAAGCACTAGGAGTCGGCAATGGATGAGACCGGTAGCCTTTACCCAGCCTCAACTGAATACCGCTTTGGTGTCAAACCTGCCAATAAGGAAGTTAGCGAGCTGGAGTATGAGAACACCCTTAAGCAAGTACCTTTACTCGAAAAGCGCTTAGAACACCTAACACGGCGTATCGAGTTCTACGCTGACGTCGATTCGGTGCCGGTTGACTTAGCTGCTGATCCTGCAGGGCACCGCAATGTACTGGCGATGCACAAACTCATGAAAGCCGAACTCACCGGAGAAAGAGAGGAGCTACTAGCCTTAATTAAGTCTGCTGCCAAGAGGTAGATTGCTTTGAGGTCGCCAAAATAGTGGCCTCGAAGGAGTTTATCTCTAACCTCCCGCTCCGTTGTCGTAAACAACGTACAAAAACTAAGGAGAAGCAATGTCGCAAGACGAAACAGCCGTAAATACAGAGGTAGTCGCGGACACTACCGTTACTGAGTCGGCACCAGTAGAGACCAAAGAAACCGCAGCGGACACAACGGACGTACTGGAAGCAAGTCTAGAGGACTTGGAAGCCGACGCTCCGGCAGACGAAACAGACAGCCCGGTAGCCCCTGAGGAAGACTCCAAAGAGGAACCAAAGGCAGATGACACTAAAGCTGATGACCCGCAAGAAGGTGAGAAACCACTAGCTCCGAAGAGCGAGAATCGTTTCCAGAAACTCGCTAATGAGAACAGGGAACTGCGTGAGCGGTTGGCCCAACTCAACTCGCGTGAAACTCAGGTCGCGACTGAACAGGAACTAATGAATCAGGTAAACCCTGAAACCGGAGATTATTACACTCCTGCAGAAGCAGAGCGTATCGCCCGGTACCAAGCCAACGAACAAACCCAACAAGCCCTAGCCCAAGAACGCTACCAACTAGAGGTTCAATCGAACCAACAGTCCATAGCTACTGAAGCTCAGAAAGCTTTAACGGACTTCCCGATGTTCGATGAGACTAATAAGGAATACAACGCATCACTGGCCGCACAAGCTGACCAACTGATGAGCCAAAGCCTTCTTATCGAAAACGGTGTAATCGTTGGAGCCAAGATTTCTCCCTACCAAATCTATAAAACAATAGCCGATTCTATCAGCTACGGAGCCACCAAAGGCCAGGTAGAAGCCCAGAAAGCTACTCAACAGATGCTCGCTAGCGTCGATGCCTCGCCCAGTGCTTCACAAGCCTCCAAGCCAAAGGAAGACCCGATGCTTGAGGCCTTCAAAAAAGAAGCCGGTCTCTAGCTACTGGTAGAAACACAGAAAGGTAAAACTAAATGGCAGTAAACTTAGCCTCAAAGTTTGAGAAAGTTACTTCTGACCTCATGGTACTTGGCGCTAAAACCAGCGGAATTGTCAACGACAACTGGAGCTGGGACGGTGTAAACGCTATTAACGTCTATACACTTAGCGACCCAACTATCAACGACTATGTTGCCAACGGTGCAAACCGCTATGGTAGCCCAGCCGAAGTTCAGGACACTAAACAAACATTCACCCTCAGCCGTGACCGCTCTTTCAGCGTTACGATTGACAACTTGAACCTCCAGGACACCCAGATGGTTCGCCAACCTGGTAAGTATCTTGCACAGGTCGTTAAAAACAAGATGGTGCCTGAAATTGACACCTACCGCATTGCTGCACTATTTGCAGCTGGCGCAACTAGTGGCTCACGTGACGACATCGTTTCTGACGCCGCTACTACTTCAAGCAACGCTTGGACCAACTTCACCGCTATCAACGCTGACATCAGCGACAAAGAAGCACCTGAAAACGGCCGCGTAGCCTTGATGACAGCTCAGTACTACAACCTCCTCTTGCAGTCAGGTTTCGTACTCGCTTCTGACAAGGGTCAAGCAAAGACCGAAAGTGGTGACCTGGGTACCGTAGATGGCTGTAAAGTCGTTGTCGTTCCTAGCACCCGTATGCCTAGCAACTGTGACCTCATCATCACTCATCCGAGTGTTATGACGGCACCTGAGAAACTTCGTGACTATACCATTCACAAGAATCCTCCAGGCATCAACGGTTACCAAATTGACTACCGCCATCGTTACGACGCCTTCGTAGACACCAACCGTGTCAACGCTACCGGCTTCCATATGACCGCGTAGTTCAATAAATAACAACAGTAAGGAGTTCTAAATGGCAGATAAGAAAGTTTTAACTTGGGAACAGAAACTTGAACAGGGTATCCCCCTCAACGAGTTAGAAGAGACCAAGTACGCAGCAACTCGCGCTACGCTTCGACGTATCGAGGAGCAAGAGGCAGAGCGTAAGTTCGCCGCTGAAAAGAAGTCGAACACACTGAAACCTCTTGTAGCAGCAAAAGAAACATCAAAATAGCCATCAAAAACTCAAAGAAAGGTAACTAACATATGGCAAACGCAGATGTAAACCTTAGTGGCTTCGGCTACAACCAGGTTACTGCTCGTAGCTCAAATGCAACCTTGGCAATCACAGACAGCGGCGTTGTTCAAAACGTCACCGCAACTTGCACACTTACCCTCCCAGCTACGGTTGTTGGATATGTGTTCATCGTCCGTGTTGGTGCTGAAGGCATCACCGTCAACGTAAGCCCTAACGCAGTCGATAAGATCGCGGGTAATGGCTTTACTGCAACTGACGACAAAGACGCTATTGCTACAAGCCTACCTGCTGGCAGCTTCATCAAGCTTATTGGTGACGGCGTAAACGGCTGGTTCGTTGATAGCATTCGCGGCGCTTGGACTCGCGAAGCGTAATAGCTAACTAGGGGTGGCTACGCCACGATACCGGGAATCGTTACCCGTTACGGCAAAAAGCCACCCCATCTAAACAAATTAAGGAAAACCCTATGGATAATAAGAATCTCGCTAAACTGCAGCAGCAACTCAAGGCTAGCCAGGCAAACACGCCAGGTCAGATGCCTGGTCACCTATTCCACGCAGCGGCTGGCCTCCCCGATGTTGGCAAGCGTCACGCGAAAGTGAAGCACGTTCAGCACATTAATAAGAATATGAAAGGCAAATAGATGGCCGATACATCATTCACCCCTGTAAACATAACGACCGCAACCACCACAACCGTCAAGTCCGGTACAGGCATACTCGGTGGTATTTTCGTTAATACGACTGCCGCTGGCACTATCACGGTATATGACAGCCTGACCGCTTCGGGTACTAAGATTGCTACCCTCAAGGCTTCAATCGCCGAAGGTGCATACCTCCGCAACGTATCGTTTGCGACTGGTTTGACCATTGTTACGGGTGCGGCAAGTGACATCACTGTAAGTTACAGATAGCCAATACGGGCTGTCTGTTTCACGGTTTTTACTGTATAATATAGTTACTAGTACAGTGCCGAGCACAGGTTAAAAAGCAAACACCACTCGAAATCCCAAAAAGAGGGAATGCGCCGGGGCTATCAGCAGCGTAAAGTAGGCCATAAGGGTAATAAGAACCTGAGCCGCGACTCCCAAAGAGGGGAGCAAACAGAGGTTACAAAGCTATTTTACAGACCAGTTATAGTAACTGATTTGAATAAATAACTTTTTAACAATTTGAGAATCTTAGTAAGACGTAGTGTTACACGTAACGCCATAGCCACCCGCTGTGTTATAGCAGTTCGTGGTTGAATAATCTGGCGTAAGCTTTGGCTGTGTATAGGTAGGTACTGTCTGCTGCTGAATATAGCGGGTTTCAACTCTCGTTTCAGGAGCCTTAACAGGCTCAGGGTCCGCAAGATGAACAACCGTTAGGCTTATCACATGATTGTGTAAGTCTTTAGTGTTATCAGACGGGCCTGTAACTTGCTCGATGTTAAAGTCTTCACAGCTAGAGGCTATACCTACACGGGTATATTGCGGATCGGTGAGTGACTTGTAGTGCGCTGGTGAGTTCTTGAAATGATCCCACTGGTCAGCTGGAGTCGTATTGCCATACTCGATGTCCTCGGACGTATTAACGACCCGAACTTTGCTATCTACTAACGTAGACCAGCTTGAACCATCAAGTCGATTATGGCCGAAGTACTTAGAAGCAACCATTTCATCAAGCTTCGCCCTGGATGACGTAGCAAGTAATGGCTCGATCGTAAGTTGGGGCGCACCTAAACGTGAGCGTTCGGCGTTAATTTCAGTAAGAAGTTGACCCGCATCTACAGCGCACACTTGAGGCGCAGCAGCGGCTTGAGCCTGTTTCTTGTCGTGAATAACGGCGTAAGCGATAACAACCGTCCAGAATAATGCTCCGCCAAGTATCAAACTGGCCACTATCAAGTTCTGGATGTTCGGTCGCTTCATGATGTAGCACATTATACCACAAGATTCTCCATTTCACAAGGATAAATAAACAATGTCACTTCTCAGCTCTTTAGCCCACGGTGTTAGCAGTGTAGGTAGC